TACCGCATCCCCGACGCAGGTCAGCCAGACTGCGGCAGCGTCAGGCGTCCTCCGCTATACCGGGACGCTCGCGGTAAGCCAGGCATCTAGCACCGCCACTATTCAGGGCGTCGTTTTCATCCCGATCACGGGAACTCTCGCCAGAACCCAGGCGAACCAGACCGCGAACGCTTCGGGGTCCGCTCTCGGCGCGACCGTCATCAGACCGAACACAGGTACAACTTCCCGTCCCAGCAGCGGTGCCACCAGCCGCCCCTTCAGTGGCGTCACGCCGCGACCGTAACAAGGAGTGAACCAATGGCTCTCGGATACGTTGCTTCGCTGCGGAACGCGCAGCTGGACGCGATCACCACCGCTGTGGGGACTTCGGGGAAGATCCGCATCTACAGCGGCACCCGGCCCGCCACAGGCGGCACGGCGACCACGCTGCTGGCTGAACTTCCCTGCAGCGCCACGTTCGCCCCGGCTGCGTCTGGTGGTGTGCTCACGATCAACGCGATCACCTCGGACGCGTCTGCTGATGCCACCGGTACCGCATCGTGGTTTCGAGTCCTGACGAGCGCAAACGCCGCAGTGATCGACGGCGACGTGGGTACGTCGGGTTCGGATCTCAACCTGAACTCCACCTCCATCACCGCCGGTGGGAGTGTGGCGATCACCAGTTTCACCATCACAGCCGGCAACGCGTAATGCGATTCCGCGACACGGTCACGAGATTGCGCGCACCCAACACCACAGGCCCAGACGGGGCGACCATCCCAGGGGATTGGTCGAACGTCACCGAAGGCCAGTTGCTGAAGGTCGACTATCCGGCTGAGTTCCAGCCGCTGGGTTCGACTGAGGATGTGGTGGCGCAGCAGCGCACCGAATCCACCCACAAGGTGTTCCTCCCCGACACTGCCGATGTCCTCGCGACGGACCGGATCCGGTTCCTCGGTGTCGACTACCAGGTCGATGGTGAACCGGAACTGTGGCGCAAGGGCGGACGCAACCATCACCTCGAGGTGTTGGTCTTCAGGGTGACCGGGGGGTAGCAGATGCCAACACCTGTCCTGCCGAACCCGAAGGTCGCGGCCCGTACGGGCCTCCTCGCGCAGACCGCGCTCACTGCTCTCGTGGACCAGCGGATCTACTACGCGATTCCCGCGCCTGTGGGCGGCGTAGAGCCGACGTACCCGCTGATCGTCCTGTCCATCGTGGATGCCGACGAACTCCGCCCAGAGACCCTCACTGCCCGCGTGCAGGCGGACATCTGGGGCAAGGGCAAGGAAAACCAGGATGTCCTCGATACCGAAGCAATCGCCGCCGTCCTCCGGTCTGTCGCCCGCAGTCTCGTCGGCACGTGGGGTTCAGCGGCGATCAGCAACTCTGTCGCCGGCCAAGCGATCCCCAGTCCTGATTCCACCACGGGGCGGGCGCGGACCATCGTCGACCTGCTCATCGATTTGAACTAGTGAAGGAGCCTCATCGTGGCTGACAACAGCAAGCCGGAAACGCCGACGGTCGCGGAGGCTGTCTCGCCCGTCGCTGCGGAACTCGCCGACCAGATCGCGCTGCAGCAGAAGGAGTATGGCATGTACGTCGCCGCCGTGCAGATCTTCCACGGCACCGCCCTCGCCTACAACCCGGGCGACGCGATCCCAGTCGAGAACTGCGAGCGCCTCGGCTACGTCGACCAGGGTCTCGCGGTGAAGGTCGGGACGAAGGCCCACAAGGACCTGATGGAGTCCCTCGGTCGGCCGGTGTCCTGATGCGTGTCGGCCCGCTTCGACCCGAGGTGCTGGCTGCGGTAACGCAGGCGCCTTCGGTGAAGAAGCAGGTCCGCGCTGTCGCTGCTGAGATCCGTAAGATCGCCCGCCAGAAAGCCCCGAAAGAAACCGGTGCTTTGAGGCGTGGGATCCGGGTCGAGAACGTGTACGACCGCGAGACCGGGATGGTCGAGTACCACGTCGGCTGGGACAAGCGGACCGCGTTCTATGGCGCTCTAGTCGAACTTGGGACCGAAGACACTCCGGCCAGACCTCACCTTCGTCCCGCTGCGGACGAGATCAACAACCGCCGCTAGATGCGGCTCTCCCAACCCACGACGCCCTTAGGAGGGCCGTAACGTGCCAGGCGCAACTGCTGTACCCGCCCTACTCACTGACCCGGGCTACCTGTACATCGCCCCGCTGCTGTCCACTGTCCCGACGAACACTGTCGCGGGCTCCGTCTTCACGGACGCATGGCCAGCCGCGTGGATCTCCCTCGGGGCCACGAAGGAGGGTTCGACGTTCTCCTACTCGTCGACCGTGGAGGCCATGTCGGTCGCTGAGTTCTTCGACCCGATCAAGTACGCCACCACGGAGCGTTCCGGGAACATCGCTTTTGCACTCGCGAACTACACGCTGCACAACCTGAAGCGCGCCATGAACGGCGGCGTCGGTGCGATCACCCCGGTCTCCGGTACCGGCGCTACAGCACTGGGCCTGTTCGAGCCGGTGGCCCCTGGAGCTGAGATCCGCGTGATGATCGGGTGGGAATCCAGCGACAACACCACCCGGATCGTGATGCGTCAGACCATCCAGGGTGGCGAGGTGGCGATGGAGTTCCAGAAGGCCCCTGCGTTCGCGGGCATCCCGTGCACCTTCAACTTCGAGGTCCCGCCTGCGGGTGCCGTGTTCTCCGTGTGGTCGGCCGGCGCCACGCGACTCGGGGCCTGACATGCCGCTTGAGATCGTGGCAGAGTCCACGCCGGAGCCGGAGGGGCAGCGGATCACGTTCAACGGTGCCGAGTTCCGTCTGGCTGGCAAGGTCGGCCTGATGCCGTTGATGAAGTTCGCGGTGATCGCGCAGCGAGGTGTCGACTCGTCCGACCAGGAGGGTCTGGTCGCGATGTACAAGCTGCTGCAGCAGTGCATCGCCGACGACGAGTGGGTCCGCTTCGAGGAGCACGCTGAAGCCACGCGCGCCGATGACGACGACCTGTTGCAGGTCGTGAAGGACACCATGAATGTCCTCTCGCAGCGCCCTACTTCGCGGCCTTCCGCCTCATCGGATGGGCCGCAGCAAACCACGCCTACCTCCGAGGAAGATTCATCCTCGCTCGAGGTGGTGCGCCGCTTGAAGTCGCAGGGCAGGCCGGATCTGGCGATGGCGGTGCTAGCGCGGCAGCAGACGGGCTGACCCTGGCCGATCTGTGCGACGTGGTCTACGCGATCCAGGTGGACCAGATACAGGCGCAAGAGCTTGCCGTCATCTCTGGTGGCGGCAAGCTTGTTCCTGGCGAAATGGTCGATGAGTTCGATGACTGGTTGATGTCCGAGCCTCCTCCGGTTGATGTGGAGAAGGCGCAACTCTTGGCTGCGTTGGGGGTGGCTCCGCTATGACCGCTCTCACCGAAGTCTTCGTCACAGTCAAGCCGGATACCGACAAGTTCGGGCCGGAGGTGAAGAAGAAACTAGCGGCGATCGACGCGAAGAAGGAAGGCTCGCAGGTCGCCGGCCGCTTCGGTGTTGGCTTCAATGGCGCGTTCGGTGGGATCGTCAAGCGGTCCGCCGGCCTGTTCGTGGGTGCGTTCGCCGCGATCAAGGGGGCGCAGGTGTTCGGCGGGTTCATCAAGGACGCTGCCGATTCCGCGCGGGTGTCTCGTCTCACCGCTGCCGCGATCAAGTCCACCGGTGGCGCGGCGAAGATCACCGCCAGCCAGGTCGGGGACTTGGCGACCGCGATCAGTAACAAGAGCGGGGCGGATGACGAAACGATCCAATCTGGCGCGAACCTGCTGCTCACCTTCACCGGGATCCGTAACGAGGTCGGCAAGGGCAACGACATTTTCAACCAGGCCACCTCGACAGTGACCGACATGGCCGCTGCACTGAACGGTGGCGAGGTGTCGGCGAACGGGGTGAAGGCCGCCTCGATCCAACTGGGTAAGGCGTTGAACAACCCGATCAAGGGTGTCACCGCGTTGCAGAAGGTCGGGGTGTCGTTCACCGATAAGCAGAAGGAACAGATCAAGACCCTGGTTGAGTCCGGTAAGACGATGGATGCCCAGAAGATCATCCTGAAGGAACTGCAGACCGAGTTCGGTGGCGCTGCTGCTGCGGCGGGCGACCCGTTCACCCGGTTGAAGACGATCTTCGGGAACCTCGGCGAGGAACTCGGCGGCCACCTGTTGCCGACCGCAGAGAAGTTCGCGAACTGGGTCAGCGACAAGGCGATCCCTGCCGTGTCGGCGCTGGCGTCGCTGATCTTCAAGGGCGACTTCACCAAGGGATTCCGGGAAGCGTTCGGCGTCTCAGAGGACTCCGGGTTCGTCGACTTCCTGTTCCGTGTCCGGGACGGGGCGATCGCGGCGTTCGGCTTCTTCAAGACCGAAGTCCTGCCCCGCTTGAAGGAGTTCGGCGGGTTCCTGGTGAACACCGTGGCGCCGGCCGTGGCGGGGCTTGTGCAGCGGTTGCGTGATGAACTGGCGCCTGCGGCGAAGGACGTGTTCGGGTTCTTCAAGACCGAAGTCCTCCCGCGCCTGAAGGACTTCGCCGGTTTCCTCAACGACAAGGTGCTGCCGCCGATCAAGACGTTCGCCGACAAGGTGCTGGCTTCGAAGGACTTCCTGGTCCCGTTCGCCGCGGTGATCCTCACCGTGATCACCGCCATGAAGGCATGGGCCGTGGTCCAGGGTGTACTGAACCTGGTGATGTCCGCGAACCCGATCGGCCTTGTGGTGATCGCGATCGCCGCACTGGTGGGGGGGCTGATCTACGCCTACAAGCACAGCGAGAAGTTCCGCGACATCCTGCAGGGCGCGTTCGATGGGATCCGCAAGGCGGCCCAGTTCTTCGCGCCGCTGGTGAAGGCCGCCATCGACATCGTGATTGGCGTCTTCTCGCTGTGGTGGAACTACTACGCGAAACCGATCCTGAAGGCGTTCTGGGAGGCGCTGAAGTTCGCGTGGGAGCGGGCGCAGGACTTCGGCCGCATCCTGGCGAGCGTATGGAACGCCATCAAGGAACCCGCACGCGCGGCTCTGCAGTACGTGATCGATTTCTTCCTCGGATTCATCGAGACCATGATCAAGGGCGCTGCGAAGGCGTTCGGCTGGGTCCCTGGCCTAGGTGACAAACTGAAGGCGGCAGCTACCGAGTTCGGGAAGTTCCGTGACTCCGTCAATGCGAAGCTGGCCGGGATCAGCGACCAGACGATCAAGATCACCCCGGTTGTTCTGGCGGCACAGGAGGCCCGGAAGAACAAGAACGCCAATGACCGCAGGTTGGCTGGCGCGTTCGCCACCGGTGGTGGCGTGTTCGGTCCCGGTAGTGGTACGTCGGATTCGATCCCGGCGATGCTGTCGAACGGCGAGCATGTGTGGACCGCGAAGGAGGTCCAGAAGGCCGGTGGTCACGGCGCGGTCGAGTCGATGCGCAAAGCCGTCCTGCGGTACGCGAAGGGCGGCCCGGTCGACGTCGGGGTGAAGGGTGACTTCCCCTACTTCGGGAGATCGATCTCAAGCATCGCATCCGTGGCCGTGGCGGTGGCGCGGCCGATCGCGCAAACCCTGGGGAACGCTCTCGCGAAGTTCAACCCCACCCTCGACGGTGTGCTGAAGTTCGTGAGGTCGCAGGTCGGGAAGCCCTACATCTGGGGCGGTGTCGGACCCAACGGGTACGACTGCTCCGGTCTCATCTCGGCCGCGATCAACGTCGCCAGGGGTAGGAACCCGTACAGCCGGCTCGGTGCTACAGGGTCGATGCCGTGGTCGATGTTCGCGTCCGGTCCCGGGGCGTTCGAGGTGGGATGGTTCAAGGGCAACCCGGGCCACACTGCCGCTACTGTGAACGGCACCAACATCGAGTCCGCCGGCGGCGTCGGTGTCCGCATGGGCAAGAATGCCCGCGGCGCCCGGAGCTCGCTGTTCACGAACCGTGCCCACGTGAAGGGTTTCGCCAACGGCGGCAGGGTCACCAGGCAGATGGCCAACGACCTCGGTATCGACACGTTCGACACCGGTGGCCGGTGGAGGTCGGGGACGCTCGCGGCGAACACGTCCGGGCGAACCGAGACGGTCCGCACCGCCGAGCAGGAAGCGGGACTGCGCACACCCATCACCATCCCGATCTACATCGGGGACGAAGTGGTGCGGGTGGTGCGCGGCGAGATCGACGCCAGCGGAGAGTTCACCGGGACCGTAGGCCGGATGCACCGATGAGAGGGGTGACCCCGTGAGCCTGACCCCTGTCACGTTGCGGAACGCCAACGACACCTATGTGGTCGCGGGTGTCCCGGCAGCGAACTATGCCGGGGCCACGAGCATCCTCACCAAGGCGACCGGCACCGGTTCCCAGGTGAATGGGCTGATCTACTTTGCTCGCGGGTTCCCGTTCGGTGTCACGATCGTCTCCGCGACCCTGAAGCTGTACCAGGTCGGTACGGAGGCCGGGTCGCACACGATCAACCTGCAGCGCGTCACCGCGGCATGGAACGTGTCGACGGTGACGTGGAACAACCAGCCCGCGTCCACCTCTACCGGTCAGGTCGTCAAGACCCAAGGGGCCGGTTCGGGTGGCGCAGAGTGGGCGTTCGATGTCACCGCCCACATCCAGTTGATTGCCGACGGCAACACGGCGTGGTACGGGTGGAAGCTTGTCTCCACGACCGACGAGTACCTGTCGTTCTACTCCACGCAGGCAGCGACCCTGAAGCCGGTCCTGGAGATCACCTACTCGGACAAGCCCCAGGCGCCGTCGACGTTATCACCGTCCGGGAACCGGGCCGTGTCGCTGTCGAAGCCGATCCTCAGATTCGACTTCACCGACGACGCCGGCAACACACTGCTGCAGGCAGTGCAGGTACAAGTCAACGCCACCAACGTGTGGACCTCCCCGACCTTCGACTCCGGCACGGTCCTCACCTCGGACGCGCAGCTCGACCTGTCCACCACCGCCTATGCGGGACTCGCGTCGGGGTCGTCAACGTATTGGCGGGTCCGTGTCCAGGACGGCGCGGGACTGTGGTCGGACTGGTCGCAGGGTGCGCAGTTCCAGCGCCAAACCCAAGGCACGCTGGCGATCAGCAATCCTCCGGGCACGGGGTTGATCAGCGAACCGACCCCACCGATCAACTGGGCATTGACCAGTAGGACCCAGGCCGCGTACCAGGTGTTCATCACCCACGGGTCAACGATCGTCTACAACACTGGGAAGATCACCGGCGCCACCACGTCCCGGACTCTCCCGGACGGGATCCTGAAGGACGACACCAGCTACACGGCGTACGTCAGAACGTGGGACACGATCTCCCGCGAGTCGACCCCGAACGATCCGCCGTACGTGCAGGCGACCCAGGCGTTCACGTACAACTACGACGCCACGGTTTCACCGGTCACGTCGTTGGCGGCGACCGACCTCACCCCGCAGCCGGCGGTCACGTTGACGTGGTCGAGGTCCACGGCACCGGACACGTTCCTGGTCCGCCGCGACGGCGTGATCATCGCCTCCAACCTCACGCCCGCTTCCCTGTCGACGGGCGGCACGAACTACGCCTACACCGACCGCGGCGCCGACCCGCGCAAGTCGGTGACATGGTCGGTCCAGGCGGTGGTGAACGGGAAAACCTCCGCGTCCAACCCGACCGTGGTGAAGACGCTGAACCCGGTCGGAACCTGGCTGCAGGATCTCGAGCGCGGCATCTACATTCAGCTGTTCGACCGCGACCCGGGCAGTTGGGGAATGGGGGAGGTCGCCGAGACCTACACCCCGGTCGGGGGTTCCCGCGGGATCCGGGTCACGCAAGCTCTGCGGGGCTATGAGGGCAGTATCTCCGGGTCGATCATGGCCACCTCGCTCGGGACTGTTGCGGCGCAGGAAGCCAATTTGTGGACGTTGAAGTCCACACCTGGCCGCACCTACCTGCTGACCCCGACGGGCGGGAACTTCACCATCCCCGTGGTGATCGGGAACCTGGTGGTGGCACCCATCCCGGAACCCGAGCTCCGCAAGCGTGTCTCGTTCGACTTCTGGGCAACGACGCCCCCGTTCGAGGCGGACCTGTGATTCCCCTGGGTTTGACCGCTGCTCAGCAGACGGCGCTGCACGCCACGTTGGTGGATCACCATTCCATCCACGTGACCGTGACCTTGCTGAACCTGGCCGGCGCGAAGCTCTCCGACCTGACCTGGAGATTGCTCGACGGCCAGGTGAACGTTGACGCGGACGCCGACATCACCCGCTCCTGCACCTTGTCGCTGCTGGACCCGAACCGCAGCGTCACGCTGGATTCCGACAGTCCCGATGACGGCGCCATGTACGTGGACCGGATGATCCAGGTCAACTACTCCGTGAAGGCCGCCACCACTGGTGCGACGTGGGTGACGATCCCCGTGTTCACCGGGCCGATCACGAAGCTCGACCGGGACGACGCGATCATCAACGTCGAATGCCAAGGCAAAGAACTTCTCGGCATGGGGCAGGTGTGGACCCCGCGCACCTACCCGAAGGGGTGGCGCAAGGTCGACGTCATCCAGTCGATCCTGCAGACCCGGGCCGGGGAGACGAAGTTCTCGTTCCCCGAGTACACGGCGCAGCTCCCGTCCGATTACGCGATCGGCATGACGAACACGCCGTGGGGTGTCGCCAAGCACGTCGCTACGGGGATGGGGCTGCAGTTGTTCTACGACGGCCGCGGCGTCTGCCGATTGAGGCCCCGCCCACAGTCGTCGGTGTTCCGGTTCAAGCAGGGCAACGGCGGGTCGATCCTCACCACTCCGAAGATCTCCTACACCCTCGATGACCTGAAGAACGTCGTCTATGTGCGGGGCGCGAACGCTGTCCGCGCCACCGCGATCGCACAAGCAGCCCACCCACTGTCTCCGACCAAGCTCGGCCGCAACGGTGTCCCCAGATATCTGCTCGAGGTGTACGAGAACAACACCATCTGGTCGAAGCTCGAGGCGGAAGGCTTCGCCAAATCCATCCTCGCGTCGAAGCTGCTGCAGTCGGTGGACGTTCAGTTCGACGCATTCCCGCTGCCGCACCTGGAACCGATGGACGTGTGCCGGTTCGACACCGACCAAGCATCCAGCGCATTCCGTGCCACGAAGTTTTCCATCCCGCTCACCGCCGGGGGTGTCATGAGCATCGGGTACCTGAAGCGGCTCGGTGTTTATCCTCTGCGGCCGGTCGTGACCAGTAGGGGTTTCCGGCCGAAGCGTGGATGGGCAAGGAGTGCATGGTGACCGATCTCGGTTTGATCCATTCGGCGCAGTCGGCGTCCCTCGGCGGCTACCTCGCTGCCGACGCCGCGCTGTCGGCCACGTCGCTTGTGGTGGATTCGATCGTCGACTTCAACGAAGACGGCGGATCTCTGATGCTGAACGGCGTCACCTACACCTACACTGCCGCGAACTTCGACACACTCACCATCACCCTCGCCACCGGGCTGACCGGCGCGGCGACCGCACAAACCCGGGTCGACGTCACACCGACGGTGGTGGAGAAGACCGCTCTCGTCATGGTGCCCAACACCGAGGACGCGTTGACGGTCCTGGTGCCGCACGCGTTGATGGACCGCATCCCCGAAGGGATCCGGGAAGAGGGCGCGCGGGAGACGGTGCTGTTCGACCGGATCGACGACCGTTTCGTCATCACCGATGTCCTCGGGAAGCAGCCGGTCATCGACGGGTCGTTCATCGACGAAACCACCCTGCCGGCGTCACCGTCCGACGGGCTCCCTCCCGCGAGCAGCCCGACCCCGGTACTGGTGGGTGGGGTCGGTTTCGTCTCGGTGCGCTGGGTGCCGATCAGCAACCACGACACCGTCACCTACTCGCTGTACGGCTCCACCACCACCGGGTTCACCCCTGGCCCCGGGAACCTGCTGGTGGCGACCACGGGATCGTCGTACACCCACCGGCCCTCACCACCTGACTACACCGCCACCTACTACTACAAGATCATCGCCTCCGACGTCGACGGCGCAGCGAGTGCATCGGCTGAGGCGTCGACACAGTTGGTGCAGGCAACAACCCCTGACATCGCCGCCGACTACGTGTACGCCGGTGAGATCTCCGTCGACCAGCTGACCGCAGGCACTCTCACCGCTGATGTGACGTTGTCGTCGACGATCACGACCCGCGGCGGCGGCACCGGCGCGGGCCTGGATATCGCGCAGGACCTAGCCCGCTACGACTCGACCGGTTCACCGACCGCGGTGCTGGGCGACTCGAACGTGTTCAAGGGTGACGTGGAGGCCACGAACCTCACCGTCACCGGTTCCGCAGCGTTCCGGAACGGCACCGAGATCTCCAAGGGCGGGACCCTCACTCTGCAGCAGGGCACCACCGCGCCCACCTCGGCACCGACAGTGGTGGTGGGGTGGCCCATCTTCACTGTCGCCAACCCTCTCAGTGGCGGCTACGGGCTTGTCAGAGCGAACAGCGAATGGAACGTCGTCATCGACTCCGCCGATTTCGGCGGAAACCCTACGGCGTGGATCAACCGGACCACGAACGCCCAGCTCCAATTAGGCACCTCACCCGAACCGCATCCGTGGGGTGGCCTGACCCAGATCGGCACGGACTGGTACACGCTCGGCTGGCTGGCGGTCGAGGGCGCGGGCTATCAATGGTTCATCAGCCGCTACAACTCCTCCGGGGTGCGGCAGACACAAGTCACCTACACGCCGATCGGCGTGGCGTTCGGGTCTGGTGGTGACTTCGCCAACGGGCTCGGAGTAGCAGCCATCGGAACTGACGGCACGAACATTCTCATCGCCGAGTTCGACGACGCGAACAACCGCTACCGGATCCAGGTCCGCAACGCCACCACCCTGGCACTGAGCTCCACCGTAAACACCGGAACCAACTCCGGGTTCACCGGCCCCGTGGTGGGGATCCTCGGCGGCAACTTCGACTTCGGCGCGTTCCGGTACGTCGTCATGTCCAAGAACGGCGCCCACTCCTACCCGTTCACGAACACCGGCACCTACCAGGTCAACGAGGCGTTCGCCTCCGTGGTCACGGGTTCCATGTCCGGTATCGCGTATGCGGACACCGGTGACGG